TTTTTTTCCCTCATTTCTGTAGCAATTGTTATAAGCAAGTTTGCTGTGTCTTTAGACAATCCTTTGTTTAAAGCGCTAACTCTTGTTAGCCTGTTATACCTTTCTTTATTTCTTATCTCGATTTCTGAGTTTACTTCTATTAAATTTCCCGTGCTTTCATTAAACATCTCAAACACATCCTCCTTTAAGAAAGATAGTAAAAAATTAAACATAGGGCTTATGTTCTTTAACTGCTTTTCTTCTGTTTTATCATTTATAATATCGATCATATCCCATGTTGCGCTCATACTCAACAATGAGTTATGGACGAATCCTAAGTCCTCTATCAGTTCTTTATCAAATCTATTCTCATATATTCTTTTTAGATAACCTAATTTAGATTTTATTTTAACAGCTGGGTGAAATGCTTTCACAAAATTAGAATTTGAATTTGCTACTATGCTCTTTATTGTCGATATAGCGCGCACTGCATCGCTCCTTACCTTAGCTGCTCTTATATAAATCCACTCTGTAGATATATCTTTTAAGCTCTTGTATATATCCCTCCTGTCCATTTTTGTCGCAAATCCGTTTGTAACTACCATCTCATTTATATCTGTAAAGCTATCATTCCACGCTCTGATAAGCAACCTGCTTATTCTTTCGTTTTTTCCATAACTTATCCTGAAGCACATAATAGATGTTCCTACTCTATCATGTTCTAATCTCATATTGTCTTCTTCCTCCATTGCTGAAATAGATTCAGTTTCGTCAAATTCCTCCTTAGTTTCCTTATCAAGCGAGTTCAGTGCCAATTCTTGCCAAGATGACTTTTTATCAAGATAGTCATTTACATCAGGATTTTCTTTGTTTATTTTCTCCAATAGATTGAGAATTGCGCTTTTTTTCTTTATCTTCATTTTTTTGATATTTTCCTTGTTTTTCCAAATAAAGGAGTCTTCACAGCATATGGCATACCTCTTTTTGCTGTCACTATTGCAGAATAACCTTATTGTGTTCGCTTTGTATCCGAATTTCATTAGATGATGTGGCAGAGCCCAGTACAACCCTCCCATCTCTAGCGGCTTCAATGGATCAGACTTTCTTTCTTCAAGTCCCCAATTTTGTCGTACAATCAGGTTGACTATGTGCATTGAAACAGCAATTTCTATGCTATTGCCTCCGTTTGTCATTATATCAAAAGTTCTCCCTATAGAGCTCATAATATCCTCTGCAGGTGTTAGACCATCCATGTCTGCTCCTAGAGCAGCAAAATATCTAGCTAGGGGGACTAGAACCTTCCTTCTTCCCACTTGAACCTGTAGCACTTCCCCTATCGAACTAACGAAGGTTTTAATTGGACTTGGAGTCTGAGAAAACCCTCTCCAACAAATGAATATTAGACCAATAACAAACTTAAGAACATCTGAGTTGCTAACGTCATACTCTCTTTCTGTTACTCCGTGTTCGTCTCTGACTAATAGTGTATAATCCCCTGAGTTCATTTGTTTCTTTATTGCTTTGAATTTTTGCATCTTTTTCTCTCTCTGTTTTCTAGACCTCTTCTTAACAACTTCTCTATTTATATCAGACGTGGACTTCGTTTCGATCTCTTCTGTCTTTATACTGCTTGTTATGTTTACAGTACTCTTTTTGACCATTTTTTGTATCAGTGTGACCTGGCCCACTTTCGCTGATTTTATAACTCCTGCTACAGATATTGTATCAACCTCTTGTCTCAAGTTTCCGGCGAAATTCCTATCATTTCTGAGATTAAAGCATGTTATGTGGTCGTCTGAATGTGTAGAAGAAAATATCATTCTATCTATACCATATTCTTTTAGCAGTTCAGCTGCTTCAAAATGAATGAGTGCTGACATGAACGAAGCCGTCTTGTTTATTGCCCCGAGTATGAAGCCATTGATCCTTCTTACGCAGAAGTTTTCCATTATGCACTTGTCAAAAGGAGTTCCTCCTTTTTTGAATCCTTTGTCCAACTCCAGTGACAACGGTATAATTCCTTTTAGTATTTCAAAGTGCTTTCCATCTCTTGACTTCACCATCAAAGAGTCATTATCCACTTTGTCAATTTTCTTTGCTATTTCTGTTGGCATTATAACTCTTCTGTTTCGCAGCAAAAATAGAGCTAGCTGACATATTACTAATTCTTCCTTGCTTATTAAATCATAGTAAAATAATGCTAAGAACATAACTAAGATTGATTCTAGCACATAGCTGTCTCCATACTTAGTAGCATCTTGTGTCAAAGTAAAGGAATCTTCATGTGATATACATTCTTCAGACATTTTGCTCTCAAGCTTAACATATTTAGAGTTCCCTGGTTCCATTAATATATCTTCCATTGTTTTTAGTAAGAAACGCTCTGATATGTGCTCCATACACTTGTTCCCGAATAATGTCGTTAAAGTCTGCAAGAAAAAATACCTTCTAGGACCATCCTTCTGATCTTTTAATTTCATAGCAACAATACCTCCCTCGGGTGAATTATCGGTTACAGATATAAAAGCTTCTACCAGCCTTACAGGGTCATCTGAGAATCCTTCATCAGAGTAGATAGCATGATTTTTATCTCTCCTCTTTTGTTTTACTTTAACACCCTCTATAAGTGCTGCTGCATTCAGCGGCAGTGACTCTAAACCATACATCTCATTTAACAGTGTTTTCCTGGATGTTTTATTGTCTTTGTCATGAACTGACTTGTTTACATTTCTTACTGACTCTTTTACTTTGTCTAGTGTCTCAGTTGCACTTAACACTGCAGTGTCTATTATCTCAACTTGGAATTTTTTCTCATCTACCTCTTTACCTTTTGCCACTTTGTTTAGCTTTTCTTCTATGTTTTTTCTGTCTGAGTTTGTAGGTTCTGCAGACAAGCATTTAGACGATACAACTTGATTAGATAGTAACACCTCACTTATATTGTTTTTTTGAAGGCTCAAATCCATCAGCTTGTCCTTCCCTAATTTCAGTTTAAATCTCTTGACTGCGTCGAATATCATTTTTGGAAAATAGGAAGGTCCTTCCATTTTCTTGTTTACCTTGACCCCTTTAATTTCTTTGAAACAATCAGCAAATTTCTCGTCGTTTATCACTTTTAAACATTTTTCTTTATCAATCCCGTAATCTGTGAGAAAGAATTTCTCATAATCTCTGGTTTTTTCATGGAGCTTAATCTCTGTCTCTAGGAATTTTGAGTACGCTTTGATTGTGTCCCAACCTCTCTCTTTCAAAATTATGTTCTTAAGGAAATTAATTACTGCCATCGACATAGACCCTGTCAGTGTAAACCCGAATATAGGACATTTCAGCCCTTTACCTAGCTCTGACAGCTCCAACCCCGATTCTATTTGTTTACCCAACTTCTTAACGAAGTTATTGTAATTGAGGTTTAAGTTCCTCCTTACTATTGCTAATCGTATGTCATTCACTTTAGGGACGTTTATCTTCTCTACTATCACATCACGACCAAAAGAAACTTCTGCTATAGCTTCTTTATAAAATAAATAGATCATATCTAGACAACTGATCATCTGTTCATTTGGACGTAAAAACATCGACCAAAAAACATCAGATACTGAATCTATGTCCACTTTTAATGATGTTAGATAAGCTCCAATTCCTATTGCAGAGTGACCGATTTTGCTCCTCTGGCATAATATCGACCAAGATTCACGTATAGGTTTCATCACTATGATGAATCCTAGTTCTGATTCAATAATCTGTTCTATATCTCCACAACATAGGAAACGAAGATAAATTTCCTTTTCAAAATCGATTTTTGTATCTTTTAAATCTTCTGTCTTTTTTTCTGATTTTTCGGATATCATATTTTTTAATCTTTTTTTGGTTATCTTGAAAATTCTTATTATAGCTCCACTCTGATTGTTATTAGGGTTTGGTGTAGTATAAAATAATCCTTTAGGCCCTTTTTCGGGTACATGAACTTTCCTCATTGTGTCAAATCTCGGTATCTCTAAACTGTCTCCCTGAGAGCTTAGCGTTATGCTATTGCATAACACGCTTTCCAAACATATCCATCGTAAGAACATATTGTTTTCCAGTTTAATCGATATTTTATCAATCTCAGCTACCAGATTTTTGTTGAGTTCATTTAGTTCTTCGGAGAATCTGTAAGCATCAGAATAATCTATTCTTAGATTAGGTGTTTCATCAATAATTGGCGATAATTCCAAATCGCCTATTCCTAAACTATCAAATGACACTTCAAGCTCCGCTTTGCTTACTTCTTCTTCCCCGAAGCGCAACACTCGTTTTTTTCGTTCCTCAATGTTTTTTTGTTCTTTTTCTTTTTGAACTTCCCTGTTCTCTTTTGAATTTTCTATTTTTTTCATCCCTATTTTTAGCTTACAAGCTTCTTTTTTTGATAACTGTAATCCTGTTTTTGTCCTATCCAAAGCTTTAAGAATGTTTTCATCTACTATCATATCAGAAATCTCTTTTATTTTCATATTGAAAGCTCCTTTTATAAACTCTTTTTCTTTAGTTCTATTGAGATTGGCAATAGCTGATAACCGTTTAAGATTTCTTATTGAGTCAAAATGAGGCTTCCCTATTTCTTCAAGGTACATGAGCCTTTTGCTTAATTCGCTCCCTTGCTCTTGGATAAGGTCGAAATCTCTTTGATCAAACACATCAGTTGAACAACTAGGGGTTAAACTTATCGGTTTGAATCTTTTTCCTCCAGGGTTGCCATCTCGGTTGAAGAAATTATCTTTATCGTATGGTCCATACTTTTCATTTGTTGTTTTAAAGAAACTTGTCATTTCCTGAGGCAACAGAGATTGCGACTTCATTACACTTTCCATATCCTGGATATTGTCCTTAATAACCCTGTGTACTGTTTTTTCGAATTTTTTATTTTCTATCTTAATTTCTTCTTTTGCTTCAAACAAAGTGAAGAATTTCTTTAAATCCCATTTCATTACAGCATTTTTTAAGTCAAATTCACCTAGACCTTTCACTAGGTTTCTCCACTTATGGATTTTAACTGTGTTTGCTCTCATGTAACTAAGTCTCCATAGCAGATCTTCTTCATACTCCTTAGGTATGTTGGTTTCATTTACACTGTTAAAGTTTTTCACATAATAATATGTTTTTATCTCAACACTTGGTGTAAATAGAGAGTATCTTAATTTGTCTGAAGCGTTCTTGCTGTTTATTTCTTTTGAAAACCTTTGTACTTTGAATTCTTTTGGTCCGTTCTTTGTCATTAAATCAATTATGATTTTCCTTTTCTTCCCGTCTTCTTCTATTTCAATAGTTGTATCGAATGTTATAACAGATTTGGCGTTAAACCCATATTCCTTTGTGTATCTCACACTTAACTCCAAAAATAGTTTGCACGAGTTTTCGTTCACTATTTTCGCATAATTCTGATCTTTCACATCTTCTTCTACCCAGAAGAAAGACGTGACTACATCTTTCCAGACAACTGAGGGCATTTCTAGAAGTAAAGCCCTCAACATGTCTGATACTACAAAAACGGAAGTGAAAAAGGAAGGAGAGTCATTTCATATGACGTCAGATCCTGCAAAGCAGGAGCTGATCTCCCCTATTTTCCTCCTTAGTACTGATGAGCAATATTATGCATACAGCGTCAAAGATAAGAAAAGCTATCACCCTAAGAACTCTAAGGGTATGAAAAATATTCGTTATCCTTCATCAGATCTTCTGTACTCAACGAATTTCTTTTTTTACAACACTTGTTCAGATCCTAAAGACCCAGATAAATACGAATCCGCGGACATCTTCTTGTTTTTTAATGGAGTCAAAGTATCTACTATGACTAGCGCTGTTGCACAAAGACTTAAGTCCCCTGGTACTGTTGTTTTTTCCAATGAGCCTTTGATATGGGCCCACAAAAACGTTGTTGTTACTGAAGACCTTTTTAAGGTTTATCAAGTGGCTATGTCCAGGTCTTATAAAGGTCCTGTTGTATATCTTAAAGGGTCCTGCCTCTCTGTTCCTAAAAAAGAGAAACATTCGGATCTCATTCCCTACCTTCAATATGAACAGAACTCTAAGGTTCTGCGCACATCGGAAGGGATTCTTCCGGTTCTATCTTATAAAAGTATATCAAGTTATTCCCAACTTGTTGAAGCTCTACCTCAAATTTCACGTGATCTCACCCTCACGTATTCCCTTAACCTTGTGTTCTCTTAAAGGTATTTTTTTAAAAAAAGACCTAGGTGCTCTTTTAAAAAGTCACCTTATCTCATAAAAATAATCTATCGCTTTGTTATACACTTTATCATTTAAAGTGGTGCTCTCTTCTGATGCTATAGCACGCCATAAATGAATAACTTCTATGTCAATTTCCTTAGAATTGCCTATTATACCCGGATCCTTTATGTCATTGTACTCTAATAAATGGCATTTATTGCACATTTCAAGTATTGCTATTGTAACTTTAGGTGAGCACATGTTAGAGTTCAAATATTTCCCACTCATCCAGTGATTGGCTTTTTCTTTCATTAAACTACTTTCTGTAACTTCTTCTACATTTATCTCTTTTCCTAAGTGAAATCTTCTAAACGAAGCAAATGCTAGTTTCAATAAATTGTGGAATTCCCATAGACCAAAGCTCAGCTTGTTTATGAAAACACCTGCTTTCGTAAAGGTTCTTCCGTTGACCTCCTTATCGTGATTAGTGGCATTTGTACCTGCTGCAATTTGTATTATTTCTTTTTCTAGTTTTGATGGAGAGTCTGTGTCTTCTGAAGCTTTTAAGAAAAATGTCCCTGTCATCACCCATTCTATGAATTCATCAAGATCTTCATCACATTTCAAGTCCATGAAGATGAACATAGCTATTCCATTTATAAGAGAATCGTGGTAATCCAGCTTGAATACTCCCTTTTCATTATACTCTTCTTTTTCGTCGTCTACAAACACTTCTACAGTGTATTGTACTAGCGATTTGAAAGACCTGGCAAACCCCGAAAAGAAGTTTCCAGCATATTGGAAAATTCTGACCATGTCATTATTCAGAGATGAACAAGAAGGAAACCGCAAGTCTTCTAATATACCTCCGTTTTCTCCTACTATATCGAAAATGCAATCTGTGTTTCCATAGGGGAGGTTCCAAATATCTAACTTCTTTATAGCTCTTTTAGACTCAAATCCCTCTAACACATAACTGTTATCAACAGTTCTTACTGAAGTATATCTTATCGTGCTGATTAGCTTGAAATTCTCTCTTTTTATATCCAGAGCTCTGCCCAGCATGTTCTTGGACTCCACTATATTTTCATTTACGAAGTAGAAGAAGCTATTATCCACTTCCTCTATCATTGATTCTCTAAGTGCTAGCCCTTTTCTAAAAAGAAAGTAACTAAGGAATTTTATATTTAGTATAGCAGACTGAACTAGTCCTTCTGAAAAGCTTATCCCGTAATACTTTTTCTTATTTTTATCTACTTTGAATCTTATACTTTTATTCGAAGGCGAGTAGAATATAACTTCTGTCACATTTTTTGAGGAGTATATGTCGATACTGCTCACTACATCATCTAAACTCCTAGATTGGATTTTTAGTAAGCTCAAATAACTTTCAAAGTCTTCCCTGTCCAAAGCAGTTTGCTGGTTCATAAATTTAACCTCTTTTCCGTTCTCTTCTGCTACATCAACCAATAATCCCATATCTGATAGGGACGCCTTGATCATCAAAGCTCTCCTAGAATACCTAGAGTCCGGCATCTTTGGTATAATATCTTTTAGAGTTGTTTGCATGACTTTCTTTTCAGATAGTTTCATTAAATTTTTATCATAAGACCATTTCAGTAAGAAATCTTCTTCGAAATTTCCTCTTCCCTTAACGACTATTTCTTGTGCAGGATTCGATATTAAATTAGCAAGTCTCTCCACGTTTTGTTTGACATATATTACTGGAAGTTTCAGTTCTTCTAACACTTTAATCAGTCTAGGAGCATTGTCTGAAAGAAACTCTTTGTTTCTATCATTATATCTTTTCTTGTACACTACGCTATCACGTATATTTTCTGTCTTTTTTT